CAACGGGTTCAGGCGCTGGTACTCAAACTGCTTCAGGACAAGCCACAAGAGCGCGCACTGCAGTAGGTTTGGGACTGGGTACCCAGACAGCCACGGGGTTGCATGTTGCACCTCGTAGCGCTTCTGGTAGCGGTACGGGGTCACAGTCTGCTGCAGGACTGCATATAGCGCCCCGTACCGCCACTGGTTCTGGAAACGGGGCGCAGTCGGCCATTGGGGCCAGGGTTGACCGCCGCACGGCAACTGGCTCGGGCGTTGGAACATCCAGTAGCAGCACCGCGAAGTTGTTGATTTTCTACACCCCAGCCACAACCGAAATACGGGCAGCAGACAGAGACGACCTATCCATTGCGGGCCGACTATTCCGTTATGCAGACCCGACCTACGCTGGCGTGAACGTCTACAAACTTACGGATGGAACATACACCAGCGTTGAGACCCGCGACCCAGTTCTCAAAACATATTGGGGCGGCACCAAGAACTTTGTTACCGCCGAAGAGAAGGCTGACCTAATTGCGGCAGGCTACGGTAGTTACATCACATGAGCACCTTCAGGCCCCCAACCGACGACTTCGTATCTTTGGCCATCCCGCCAAAGGAGTTTGACTCACAGGAAAAACGGCTTGCCTTCAACCTGTTCAGGTACTTTGACAATGAACCTCGGGGTCGAAACGTGTTCCTACTGAGCGACGGAACCTACACCGAAAACGAACCGAACGACATAACCACGATTACCAAGGTCTACTGGGGTGGCTCAGAAAACCAAGTAACAGAGGCAGAAGTTGCTAGTCTTACTGCTGCAGGTTACGGGGAGTACATTTCGTGAAGCACAGAGAAACACATCCAAATCTTGATGTTGAAGGATGCTTTGCTTGCCGAGTGTCGCACTTCCGCGTATCTGGTGCGGCAACACCAACGCGCCACAATGTTTCAGAGTTGAACGGCAAAGAACGGCAACTTGACAAAGACCTTGATGCATACAAGCGGATACGCAAAACTGGTGGTCAACCAACACAGATAGACGGCTCGGCTCGTCTGGAGGCAACAGCAAACTAATGGCTGCAAAAAAGAAAACAAAGTCACGCGTCAATGAGGCAGGCAACTACACCAAGCCAGAGATGCGCAAGCGTCTGTTCAACAAAATCAAGGCTGGCTCCAAGGGTGGAGACCCTGGTGAATGGTCGGCACGCAAAGCACAGTTGCTTGCTTCCGAGTACAAGAAGGCTGGCGGAGGCTACAAGTAATGCCGCTCGCCAAGTCTCAGAAGTCCCTTAAGGATTGGACTGCGCAGAAGTGGCGCACGTCAGACGGCAAGCCGTCCAAGGGCAAGAAGCGTTACCTGCCAGATAAGGCTTGGAATGCTTTGAGCCCATCAGAGAAAGCCGCAACCAACAGAGCAAAAGCCAAAGGGAACAAGGCTGGCAAGCAGTTTGTCAAGCAGCCCAAAAAGGTTGCAGAAAAAACAAAGAGGTACCGATAATGGCCAAGACACCTGCGTGGCAACGCAAAGAAGGCAAGAACCCCAAGGGCGGTCTCAACGCCAAGGGTCGTGCGTCCGCACGCGCCCAAGGAATGAACCTCAAGCCACCTGTTTCCGCCAAGCAGGCGAAGAAGTCGCCAAAGGCTGCGGCTCGGCGTAAATCATTCTGTGCGCGCATGGGCGGTATGCCAGGACCAATGAAGGACTCTAAAGGTAGACCGACACGCAAGGCACTCGCTCTGCGCAAGTGGGACTGTTAGAGTAACATCGTAATCCAAACAACTAGATAGGAGCAGTCATGCCAAAGGTTGGAAAGAAAGAGTATCCGTACACCGCCAAGGGAATGGCCATGGCAAAAGCCGAAGCCAAGAAGACTGGCAAGAAAATGAAGTCTGGAAAAAAGAAATGAAGAAGTCATCCAAGATGAGCAAGAAGAACAAGAAGCACGAAATGTCAGAGGGTCCAAAAGAGCGGATGATGGAATACGGCTCCAAGAAGGCTGGCATGAAGAAGAAGGGCAAGAAGAAGTAATGCCCTATAGCAAGAAGGCCAAGAAGTCTTCCGTGAAGGGCGCTCCCGCAAAAGAGTATCGTCCTGCACCAAAGGCCAAAAAGGGCAAGCGCACGATGAAGTCGTCTGCTAAAGCGCAGGCTGGTTCATTCCCAGGTTACGGAGGGTACGGCGTAAGGTGACAACTGCGGCGACGATTCTTAATCGTGCGTCGCGGCAACTTTTGTCGGGGACCGTAGAGGAGCGGAACAAACTTGCTGCGAGCATCAACGATTCTACGACGAGCGTTGTATTGTCTTATGACCTTGGCGGGTTTCGCGCTGGTTCTGTATTCGAAATTGAATCAGAACTCTTTTACGTTTGGGAAGCCAACACCGCTACGAAGACGCTTACGGTGGAACGAGGATTCAACGGAACGACCGCTGCGTCTCACTCAATTAACCTACTGGCTACACTTAATCCGCGTTTTCCGCGAGCACAAATGCTTGACTCGCTCAACGCGGACATTGACGACCTTTCTTCTACTGCCAATGGCCTCTTTAAAGTCACGACGCTCGATGTCACCTACAACGGGTCAGACAGACAAATCAATCTAACTGGCGCAACGAACGTCATTGACCTCATTGATGTGCGGCTTCGCTACCAATCTGACGACTATCCAGTAATCCGAAACGTACGACTACAACGCGGTCTGCCAACATCAGACTTTGCTTCAGGTTTCACCATCGTGTTTGACGAGCCAGTCATGGCAGGCTCTCTGCGCGTTCAATACAAGACGCCATTTACCAGAGCATCCTCTGAGTCTTCTGACCTGACGACCAACTGCGGTTTGCCTGCTACGTGTGACGACTTGGTTGAGTTGGGCGTCATCATCAGAATGATGAGCGGCAGGGAAATCAAGCGCTCGTTTATTGAATCCCAAGGCGATACGCGGCGACCAGACGAAGTGCCACCAGGCGCATCCCGCGATTCCGTTGCAAGTCTTTTACGTTTGCGTAGAGAGCGAATCATTGCAGAGTCTGGTCGTTTGAAGGCGCAGTACCCAATCCAGTTCAGGAAGTAGCCAATGGCTTCCTTGGCCGAGTTCACAACGGCGTTCTTTCCAGCGCCTGCGTTCTATACGGGAAGTGGCGCATCCCAGTTGGTGCCAGACATTTTCCCTGTTGCCATCAACGGTCGCCCCTACATGCTGGACATGAAGTCGGGTGAGTTCACTCGCCAATTTGATGCACGTGTTCGTGACTCCGTTGACCAGTCGGCTGAACCTGGCGAGTCTGCCATCAACCCACAGGGCTTGTGGCGTCGTTCGCAATCCTCCTGGCATTACGGTGCTGGCCAAGAGTATTCGGATGCATCAGACTCTGAGGCTTTTCGCTTCAACGAATCTAAGGGAATCAATGTCTGGGAAAAGGGCACCCTGTCCTTGCTGTCGGACACAACGAATGTGTATCCAACTTCGGGAACCAACCTGTACGCAACGACCGCTGATGGCCGACTGTATGGGTCAGATGGACAGAACATCAAATACACGACTGACTTCTCCACTGTTACCACAGTGACGGGAACACAGGCATCCAACATTTACAGCCTCACCTCCGATGGCTACAACGTGTTCTATTCGTACGCCAACGGTGACATCGACCAGACGAACGCCAGCCTCTCCACCTCGTCGGCATACATCACAGGTATTGAGGCTGGGCTCATGGCGTATGTGAAGGGTCGTTTGATGGTGGCTGGGCAGGGTGCGGATAAACGCAAGATTTGGAACATCACGACTCCTGCTGGTTCAACGGCGAACAACCCTGGTGCGCTTTATACGCATCCGAACACGAACTGGACTTGGGTTGGTTTCGCTGCTGGCCAAACCCACATCTATGCGGCAGGATATTCAGGCAACATCAGCCTCGTCTACAAAACGCAAATCAAGACTGACGCATCTTCATTGGACGCTCCTACGGCTGCCGCCGAACTACCGCAAGGCGAAATCATCACCTCGATTTACGGCTACCTCGGTTACATCGTGCTGGGTACCACGACAGGGTTCCGTTTCTGCTCCACGGACGGCGACGGAAACCTTGTCATCGGACCGCTGATTGAGATTGGCGGCGGAGTCAACACGTTCGCAGGTATCGGCAAATACATCTACTTCGCATGGTCCAACTATGACTCCACCTCCACAGGTATCGGACGTATGGACATCTCCGTGTTCATCTCTACGAACCAGCCCGCTTACGCATCCGATTTGATGGCTACTGCCCAGGGGACGATTGTTGCTATTCACGAGTTCAACAACAAACCGCTGTTCACTGTGTCTGGTGTCGGCGTCTTTACCCCCCATGCCACAAACCTGGTGTCCTCTGGCTACCTCACTTCGGGCATCTATCGTTGGGGTGTCCCAGACGCCAAGTTCATACCCAAACTTGACCTGCGCACCTACCCACTTGTCGGCTCGGTTACCATGTCCATTGCCTCAGACAACGGCAACTTCTACGACTTTACGGCATTCAACAAACAGGGTCAGAAGGAATCGACCATCAACGGGCTGGAAGAGCGCGTCTTTGAGGCCGAAATCAAACTGACCCTCACCCAAGCCACGGCAACTACGGGACCAACCGTGACCCGCTGGATGGCTCGTGCCTATGCCGCCCCCCTTCGTTCCCAAATCTTCTCCGTCCCCCTCCTAATGCACCACAAGTTGAACATCCAGGGCAGGGAGTACCACCAGGACGTAGATGTCGAGATGGCGCTCCTACGCGACTTGGTGGAAACCCCCCGCGTTATCAACTATCAAGAGAACGCCGAAACGTTCTCGGTGGTCGTAGAGGACATCCGATGGCAGGCACGACAGGTTGTGTATGCCCACCGAGAAAACGACTACGAAGGCACAGCAACTGTTATCATGCGTAGTGTAAGATGAGACCCGTATGCCAGCAGTAACGCGCAGACAATATAAGGGCGCAGCAGCCCAGACCACCATCACCAACTCGCTTGGTGCTGGAGACACGTCCATTGCAATTGCGGCCACCACTGGCTGGCCATCAACCGCTTCCGTTCCGTTCTTCGTGGTTATCAGTCCAGGGACCGCTGTTGAGAAAAGTGTCTGGCAACAATCTCTGGGTCTACCCTGACCCTGACTCGTGCGCAGGATGATACGACTGCTCAATCACATTCGTCGGGTGCGACCATCTACCCAGTGTTCTCTGCTGATGATGCGGATGAGGCGAACTTCCTTGCCTCGCGCTACACCACCAAGGGTGACGTCGTGGTGTTCAACGGTACCGATGTGGTGCGTGTTGGGGTGGGTGCGAACGATACGGTGTTGACGGCTGATTCTTCGCAGTCGGCTGGTGTAAAGTGGGCGACGGCACTTTCGTCGGGTGACACCGACCAGATTGTTCTACCCGTACAGATTTTTAGTTAGGAGCAACAATGGCAACATATACGAAACTCGCACTTCAGCCTGCTGGTACCACTGGTACTGGTTTGGGTATCAAGGTTGCTGCAACCAGCGGTACTGGTACGGCGATTCATACTGGTTCGTCTACTGCTACGACGATTGACGAAGTGTGGTTGTATGCGGTGAATGCTTCTGCGACTGCTATCAAGTTGACGGTGCAGTGGGGTGGCACGACTGCTGTTGATAACGATATCGAGTTGACGGTTCAGCCTGAGGCTGGTTTGGTGACGATTGCTCCTGGTCTTGTGTTGCAGGGTAATTCGACTGCGCGTGTGATTCGTGCGTTTGCTGCTACGGCTGACCAGATTGTTATTTACGGGTTTGTCAATCGGATTGCGTAACTGATGGCTACGGCTCGTCGGCAACTTGGGTATGTGTCATCACTAACGACACAGAGCGTTATCGCTATCAACGCTTATGGTGCGGCTACGGGTGGAACTTCTGCGTCTCGCACTATCGGTGGCGAGAACTACACGGTGCTGACCTTTTCATCTGATGACAACCTTGTTGTTTCTAAGGCTGGTTTGTTTGATGTGTTGCTGGTCGGTGGTGGCGGCGGCGGTGCAGGTTCTCCTGCTGGCACTACGGGTGGTGGCGGTGGCGCAGGCGCACTTGTTGGATTTGCTAGCACGACAACTATTTATCTTGCGGCTGGAACTTACGCAGTTGATGTTGGTGCTGGCGGCGCTGGTGTTACCAGCAACACTGTCA